TTCTATTCTTTTGACTTATCCGCTTTTACTGATAGATTTCCTATGAGTTATCAAACTTTTATAGTTAGAGAACTTTTAGGGCAAGAGTATTCTCTTGCGTGGGAAAGACTTTTGGTCTCACACCCATATCATGTAACCTTTCCATCTAAATTGAAAAGCGTCCTTTATGGAGCTGGTCAACCGATGGGAGCTTACTCTTCATGGGCTGTATGTACTTTAGCTCATCATTAGCTAATACGTGTTTGCGGTCATAATGTTTATAAAACTTATGACTTCAACTCATATTTTATGCTCGGTGATGATATTGTTATATATGACTGTAAAGTCGCTAAAGAATACGAGCGTTTGACTGAATGTCTTGGGATTTCTATCAACTACTCCAAATCATAGCGTTCTGACAACTCTTTAGAGTTTGCAAAACGTTTTATGATCGATGGCGTTGATGTTTCTCCACTAACTTGGACCCAATTGGTCAGAGTTAAAGATTCATTTTCAGTTCTCTCTACTTTCATTTCTGATTGTATTGAACGTTCTGTTTCTTATATTCCCTTTTCAATTGCTTACACAAAAAGATGGGCTATTGCCTTAGCTTCTTGCTCTCGTCGAGTTAGCTACCATGACTAGGTATCTGTTTACCTGACCGTAATTGTTTCTTGTTTTAGAAGAGGAATTTTTATTCCTATTTCTGAAAAAGATTCACGTCGTGTCGGGATAAGCCCAGATTCACGAGGATTTATACATACACCTGTTTTAGATTATATCACAACTGTAAGTTACTTACAACTTGTCGAAAAATCAAAACTCGTTATGAATAACGAGATTGAATTCTTTTCTTCTGTTTAGTTGAAAGCGTTCTATTTCCCCTTTGGTCTGGCTAATTGTCTACCTCATATTGATGTAGCAATTAGAAATACTTATGATATCATGGATCATCTTGAGGATTCAGCCACCTCTTCTGATTTTCAAAATTTAGAATCGATTAATTTCGATTCTACCATTGAATCTCTGATCGGGTAGACTAGAAAATCTAATATATTCTCATTTGATTTTAATCGAGTGAGCGATGTAAAAGATCTTTTAGTCTTTCGTGCCTGTAGAAAAATATCAAAAGCGGATAAACTCCGTACCTTTTGGTAGAATTCTCCTCAAGTTTCTATTGTGGGATGGAAATCCAACCTACTGCACACCAATCCTATTTCTCGATTTATTCAAATCGTTGATAGTTTTGTCTATACTTTAGGATCTATTGAGATTTTCGAGGATTTCGATTCTTTGAATAATTTCATTATCAACCAAAAAGGAAGTATGAAACTATCCCGTGCGGACTATTTAGATTACCTACGTATAGGTCGTCTTGGTCCGTAGGGAACACCCATTTCTGCAGATTCAGATATCCCTGGGGCGTTTCGTCTCAGATTGTTTTGAATTTGTCTCTACTTCAAATTCCGAAAGG